AATTCCTTGACTGCCGATGGTACCTTGGTTACCTTGTACTCCTTGACTGCCGATGGTACCTTGACTACCTTGTACGCCTTGACTACCAATGGTACCTTGGTTACCTTGTACGCCTTGACTACCAATGGTACCTTGGCTACCTTGGATTCCCTGACTGCCTGTTATTCCTTGAATTCCCTGACTGCCGATGGTACCTTGGCTACCTTGTACGCCCTGACTTCCTATGGTGCCCTGTCTTCCTTGTACACCTTGGCCGCCTTGAACTCCTTGTAGAGCAGCATTTAATATAGTTGTTTTTTTAACCAGACCATTTTGCTCTATCAGTATTAAATCAGAAGATACTGGATTTGTTACTGTAGTTAAATTAATAACATCAAGAGAACCAGTTACCTTAATATCCTGTATAACTATTTGACCACTTTGACTCAAAAAGACCAGATTTTCTCCGCTAACAACAGCAGTTGCTATGGGATTATTAGTATCTGAATAATAAAAATTAATTAGGCCACTATCTGGAATAATTACAATATCAGGCATTTATTATATCCATTAAGAATAAATTGTTGATAACTACTTTTAAATACACTATTATGCTAATTCAATCATGGGAGAATTCCATGAATCACCGGATAAAATGTCCAATATCTCATTGTGAGAATATGGCCCCTGTTTAGTGGTCAAATTATTAACGCACTCTGGAATTTCTCCGTCCCACTTAACAAAAGTTAACGATCCGTCAATACTTTTTCTTACTGTATCAGCACTAGTTTCTAGAACAGTATCAAAATCTATACTATCTAATTCACTAACATTAAATATCATATAATTACGATCATCATACATAATAATCTCCTTTATAAAGAATATCTACCTTTGAGAGCATTATAGTTTTGCAATATTTCTGACGCTGATAAACTTCTATTATAAAATAATATTGGTCCAAAACTTTGAGGCAAAAGATAATTACCATTTATTGCATCATTTAAGCGATAAGAACCTAGTGCTAAATCATTAGAAAATGATGATGGATCGGTAGCATTAGTTATCCTTGCAGATTCTACTCCGTTAAAATAATTAATTAATGTAGAGCCTGATTTTGTAAAACCATAAAAATGCCATTGATTTACAGTAAAATTAGGAAAATTTAATGTAGAGCTGCCACTTCTTGTAGTATAAAAATTTGTACTTACATTTCTTAGTATTTTCCATGTACTATCACCGCTAGAATCTGCTGTTATTAGTCCATTATAAACTGAGGAGGTGTCATTTTTTTTATTCCAGATTATAACAGAAAATGGATTAGAAGTTACATTAAAAATAGAGTTAAATGGTATTCTACCATAATCATTTGTACCATCTAGCGTAATTATTCCAGCATTACTTGAACTATAAGTTGGTCCATTAACAAGAGTTGCATTATTATTTCCACTTAAGTCATTCCAAGTTGTTCCTGTACCTGGGTAACTTTTAGAGTTGCCAGAATCTAAGTAAAAAACCAAACCATCAGTAACTATTCTTGGACCATTACTATAACTCATAAAATTTCCTGTATCGATATTATTTCTTTTAATTGATATGATGCTGATAATTGTTCTATTGCTGAGCTTAAATCTTCAGCCTGAATAATAGTAATTAAACTAATATCAACAATATCTTCTTGTATATTTGATGGATTTAATTTATCATTTATTATACAATTAATTTCAAAAGTTTTCATAGCGTGGTTAACCTTATTAATTGGTTAGAATTAAAATACGTTGGAACATAAAATAATTTTTTATAACAAGCAACTCCACCCAAATAGAAAGTATTAAATTTTTGAGGAACTAAGTTAGTAGCAGATGTTCCTGTGGTCCCGTTCATAGCAGACATAATTGGAGCATATTGTCTATTAGTAATAATCATTTTATTATTGGTTGAAGAAACAACAACCGGTCCACCAGCATTAAAGTCAAACGCAGTTTGTGCTGGCGGCCTATATAAGTATGTGACGTAAGCGGCAAGTCCTCCGCTGGTATTAATTCTCATACTAGCACTATTGCCTGTACTATATTTTGATGAGGCTCCGAGGTTAATAATAGTGCCTGTTACTGTAGATATAAAAAAATAAGGAGTTGTAAATTCAGCATATATTGAAAAAGAATCAGCACTATAGCCCGCTAACAAATTATTTTCTGTTGAGTCGCCATTAGATACATAGCATGTTTCAACGCCACATGAATTTCCACTTCCAGTAGTTTTGATATAATTAGCAAAACAATAATGATAGTTAAAACTAACTAATATGGTGTCAACCATAGCTCCCCATATTAATATTCCATCATTAGTATTAGTTAAACTAATAGAAGACGCTGATGATGAAGGAATAAAACTAATAGTATAATTAGCAGAACTGACTGTGATACTATCTTCAACACTTAAAATACATCTATACCATCCATTGCCCATATTGCAAATATGCTTATATAAAAACTGTAAACCATTTTGATTAACTGGTGATGGATAGTGTGATTCCAAACCATTAGTATTATTTCCTAGGGCTCCTGTTGATAAATTATAATAACAATCAACGGTAGTGGTTCCATTGTCAATTTTAATATTTAAGTGCTGACATTCTGACGCTTTGGCCATAATGCTGATTGTTAGTTGTCTTTTGAGAGCAGTATTTGCATTACCTGCAGAAGTTAAAGCGTAATTAATATTTCCACCAGAAGCAACCAAACTGATTTTAGAACCATTAGTTACTCCATCAGGAGAAAGAGTAGATGTGGAACTTATACTAGAATTTGTTTTAGTCCAAACTGCTTGAGAAAAATCTTCACTATAATTAAAATAATTATAAGAAGTTCTTTGGGAATCTACATATAATCCCCTATATTGTAAAACTCCGCTACTATCATATTCATATGTGAATCTTGGTTCGTTAGCTGATGCTGTTTTAATATATCCATCGCTGCCAATGTATGTTCCAGATGTGCTTCGACTAAAAGCTATTGGTCCTCCTATAGATCCAGCACTAGGATTAAGAGTTTTTTGAGTTACAAAATCTCTATAAAAAGTAGCTTTAGTATTTCCATAATGAGTAGCCATTATAATCCAAACCTTCCTTTAAGAGCATTATAATTTTGTTGAATTTCTTGTGATGTGAGTGCTTTATTTCCGTAGATGTGAAAAATTCCATATTTGCCTTGAAACATTCCCGTATTATCTGCTCCAGGGTTTGTTTGACCTAAAAACATGAAGTTATTACTCCCGCTTGAACTATATGATATATTGGTCTGGGACCCTTGTAATTCCCCATTCACATAAAAAAATTGCCCTCTTTCCGCAGAGTTTGCGGAGTAGTTCCAAACTAATGTGAGATAATACCATCTATTGAGAGTATATGTTCCTGACGATATCTGACTATTATTCCATATTTTTCCTCTAAATATTTGACTTGACGCTGATATTGGCGGCATATTCCATGAGCCTTGAGGATTAGTTGAAGACATAGACATTATATTTCCAGAAGTTGATTTCGGATATACCCATAATCCCCAACTTACAGAGGTAGTTGATGTTCCTGTAAAAGGTATTGTTCCTACAAGAATATAATCATCAATACCATCTAAGATAATATTTCCATCAAACCCTGTACCATTAACAAGAGTTCCATTATTCCCATTGCCGCTCAAATCAAACCATGTAGAACCAGAACCGGGATAGCTTTTGCTATTAGCAGCGTCTAAATGCAACACTAATCCATCAGTAACTATATCTGGTCCACCATATATGCTCATAATCTAGTTCCTTTTTTCAACAACTAGATTGTCCACATCTTTGCGTACTCCAGAGAGTGTCCAGAAGAATTCTAAATTTCCCAGGGTTTTTGATCGGTCGGCCTTAACAATAAATCGGTCATTCTGTAAATCAATTTTATCAATATAAATAGTTTTACCATGTTTAATATTAGTAATTTGAATATTTAAAGTAGTATCATCGTGGATCAGATCTTTTAAATAATCTGGCACAGATACCACCCCAACGCCTTTAATAACCTCTCCTCGACCTGTTAATCTTACTCCGTGATACGGACTTTCTAGTGATCCGTATTCTAAAGAATGATCTTTTTTAGACGGATGATGTATTCTGAAACTTTTGGTACTAGCAGCAAAACCACCGTTAACTTCTAGTTTATATGTTGGAGTTGTTGTTCCAATTCCAACATTAGTACCATTATCATAAATAGTACTATTAGTAAATAAATTTAATCCAGTAAATCGTGGAAGATAATTAGACGATCCACTCCCCACAATATTACTATAATTTAATCCGCTCCAGGCTGTACTTCCATCTCCTATTTTTAATCTTAAAGTATCGATCTCAAATGCTGGTTCACCACTGGCCAAAGTAGGATTTGCTAAAACCCATTCTGAACTTGACCCTTTTCTTATTTGTATTTTATTGTTTCTTGGCATATTTGACCATAATTATAAATAAACATCCTATGTAACTATATACACTTTTATAATAAAATGGTATAATATGCTGTCCAGACAACCACTTAATTAAACTATGGCGACCCACCGTCAATTACGCAGTATGATAGGGTGGTGGGGGAGGCTTCACTAGTTCCGCTAATGCTTGTTAAGCCGTTAAACGATGATGTTGTCCCACCCAAAGAAACAGATGTGCTTCCAAATGTCATACTACTATTAGCCAAATTACTATTACTAATACCTCCCGTTTTAACACTAACAGCTCCACTAGTTACATCAAAATTACCACTACTAAAGCTAGCAATACCCTTTACGGCTGTGGTAGCATCTCTATGAACTCCGCTAGTTGCGGCAGTTACTCTACCAGCCCTATCAACAGTTATACTATTAATAAAGTTAGTTAGTGATGATGAACTATCCACTGCCGGAAAAGTAGCAGATAACGTTACTGTTGGCAAAACACCACTTGCTAAATTAGCAACACCAGTAATGTTGACAGCATCTATTCCAGTAATACTAGATCCATTACCAATAAATCCTGTAGCTGTGATATTTCTAGCTGAAAAATCACCACTACTATCTCTTAATACTAATCTATCAACAGTATTAGTTGACGTACCTAAATCACCTATAACATTACTAATAGATCTATAATCTATTGTTCTAGCAGTACCTGTTGTTGGATCATTACTAAATACGGCAAAACCACTAACAGCTGTTGTGACCGTATTTTTAAGAGATATTCCACCGGTAGCAGTAATTGTTCCAGCAGTAAATCCTCCGGTACTAGTATCTCTAGCCACAATTGTGCCAGTTGTTCCAGCTGATGTTGCATTGCTAGTGATAGTATAAGATGTATCATTAGCAGCGTTCGCTGTTGTTGCAGTCAAACCTGTTCCGGCTACGGATACTGTTTTTGCATACTGACCAGTTGTTTCTGTTCCTAAAATCACTCCACCATCTTTAATGGTAACATCGCCATTAGTAACAGAAAAATTATCAGTATTAAATTTAGCCAAACCAAGATCAGCTGACGTTGCTGTTGGTATAATGCCTGATTTTGCACTTAATAGTCTTCCAGCCCTATCAACAGTTAGGCTGTTAACAAAATTATAACCACTAGTTGGACTGCTAGCCGTTAATGCAAATGAGGAACTTATATCTGGTAATACTCCAGAACTTATTGTTCCTGTTATATTAACGCCATTTCTATAGTAACTTCCATCTTGTCCATCTAAATAATCTGAATTTAAATTAGTAACAAGACCAGATGAACTAACAACGATAGGAGAGACGGTACCTTGTGCAGTAGTTGACGTTAGTATTGTGCCACTAATTTCACCAGCGCTATACAACCCACCAACGTTAACAAGCGCAGATGTTCCAGTATAAGTTTCGCTGCTATTTGTTGAATTTTTAAGAAAAACGAAAGCATCTTCACTATGATCATATCCAAAAAATCCTGTAATAGGCACAGTTCCACTTCTTCTATAAACAAATTCAACGCCTCTATCTTTTGTATCACTACCGCTAAGAGTTCCTGTTGTAGCCCCTAATCTTATTGTAGGATCTTCAACTTGGATAGTGCTAACATTCGTTGTTACCGTATCACCATTTACAATCAAATTACCTTCAACTGTTAGGTTAGTTCCGATAGTCGCACTGGAACTAGTAGATAATGTGGTTACAGAAACATCTGGATTTAATCCAACATTAGGATTACCGCCAACACCATTTCCACTTCCAACTAATATGTTAGATCCACTAGCCACTATTGTTCTAGAAACTATATTTCCATTATCTCTAACTATTAAACCATCACTATTTAAATTATGTAGTTTTAATGCTTGACCAGAAAGAGCTATGCTAAGTGTTCCTGCTCCATAGCTAAATTGTATACCAGTAGATGGAGACATGGCCGTGTCTACGCAACTAGCAACGCCATCACAAAAATTTGTAACGTCGGTATATACGTGTTTATGTCCGCTTAAGCTAACTCCTGTAGCATTTGCTCCATTGTTTCCGGTTGGTCCAACTTTGGGCAATGTATCAAAAAGAGTTTGTCCAACAAAAGCTACAGGATTACCTGAAAATGCTATTGGTCCTGTTGCTAGGATTTGGGCTGCTAATCCAATATTAATATTACCATTTAGATTAGTTGCTCCATTAACAGTCAAATCATCTACACTAACAACGCCATCACCAGCATTCAAATTAATCCCACTATTAGAAGCAATAGTAAAGTTATTAACTCCACTAATACTATTCAATCCAGTAATAGAACTAGATAATCCAATAGTAGGATTACCAGCAAGGCCGCTAGGATTAGTAATAGAAATATTATTTCCTGAAGATAGTCCTCTGACAGCAAAGGTATTATCTCCAGTTTTGAATAACATACCACTACTGCTAGCGCCGAATGTTTCATTAACAGTAACACCAACCTGTTGCCATGTCATGCCACTACCAAGAACATATACTTTATTAGTTTGTAGGTCAGCAGCAACTAAACCGCTATATGCAACAGGACTTGATGCATAAGCTTCTCTTTCTGCGGTTGTGTTAAAAACAAAACTTTGATCTATGGGAACAGGAAAAAGTCTTGCAAATTGATTGCCGACTGGTACAACTGAGAATGGCATATGTTTATCCTTTACTTAATGGTTATACTGTGAGCGGTATCTGCTGGAACTGGACCAGAGGGTATAAAATATTTAACAAAATAAGGTATGGCTGCAAAGCTACTGGCACCAGAAACATTAATGATTGTGTCGCTGTAAAGTTCTTGAGCATTGGCTCCGTTAATAGCTTTAATTCCTACCTGATTCCAAGTGGCATCTGGTTTTGTATTGCTAAAGCTCTGTACTCCTGATGGAAAAGCCACAATAATTTTTTTAGTTCCAGAAGGTATGGTCAGAACAAATGTTGCATCGCTACTAAGATTTAAAGGTCCACTACTCAATCCTCTTATCTCAGCACTAGTGGTTGGAGCAGTATTATTAGCGCTTGATGCTCCATAAAAAACTCCTCTAAAACCAGTAAAAGAATTACTATTAGTTACACTGGTTGCTGCTGTTATAGATGTCCAATTTTGACTAGTAGAAATATTTCCTAAGCTATTAACAGGCAGCGTTCCAGAATTAAAGTATGTTGTAATTGGAAAGGTATTAGATCCTATTTGTACTACATAAGGATTTATAGTCAAACTTGAACTCGTAGTAGCAGAATTGTTATTTATACTATATCCTGTTGGAGCACCAACTTTTGATCTTTGAGTAGCAGAAGCATTCCAACCAGCACCAAGACCTGTTCCTAAAATAGTACCACTAGTTGGAGAAGTTGCACTAACTGTTAGACTTAATGATGTTCCAATTTCTTGCGCAGCAGTGTTCGATAAACTAAAAGTAAAATTTGGATCAACTCCAACGGTCGGTTCAAATACTTGCTGTAACATTTTTTTCAAAATATCAGTAATACCACTGGCAGTAGTCAGCTGTGTGCCAACAGACAATCCTCCCAAAGCTGAAGTAACAGTAACAGTCTCTGTTAGATTTCTAATATTTACTCCACTTTGGGTAACCGTACCACCATTAGGATTTAAACTAATAGCACTATTGTTGAATCCGCTTATTGTGATTCCTGTACCATTAACATCGTTAGATGAAGAAATGAGATTGCCACTGATATTAATATTACTATCATGAAAATTTTCTAGCTTATTACTAAGTCCGATTCGATAATAAGTTCCACTAGCACTAGTATTTCCTAATAATCCACTAAGAGGTAAAGTTTCAAATGTTATGCCGTCTTGTCCTCCCTGAATCCCAGTAATATAACTATAAACAGTATATGCATTTGCTGAATTATCAAATGTAAAACCAATACCTGTTTGTGCTATTATCTCAGATCCGCCAGCATATGGCAGAGCACTCCAGAAAGATCCTGCTGTCTTTCCTATCTTAAAACGACCAGTATCAATTTCATAACCAATTTCACCCTCCGCTAAAGACGCAGAAGGATCGGCGGTTGTCCATTGGTTTGCTGTGCCTCTTCTTAGCTGAATTCTTGTGTTTCTTGGCATTTTTGAACCTTTCGGATGGGTCTAGGCTACTAAAAAAATTATTGTAAACTACTATTAGGATTACCACAATCAAAATGATACTGATCAAGATATCCACTTAATCCTACATTATCTATACCCCAAATAAGATCGTCAACATGCACTGTAGCATTATCTGTTAAAAAATTAGTTATATAATCGTCTAAACCATCAATTCTATTAACTGGTAAGTTGCCGCTTATTTTTGAAATTGGAATATTATCCGGCAAATCACTCCAAAGTATTTTTTCAGTATTAACTATTTCTAAATTAAAAGCATCAAATCTTTCTATTTCTATAGAGTCTGTAACTTGATCTAAATAACTAGTTTCTATTTCAATAATATTTACTGTTGGTTCTAAAATTTCTATAATAAAGTCGCTCATGTTGAGCACTCCAACGGATTATTACTTTGGCTAAATCTTTTAACTATATTAATAGTACCAAATAATAGTCTTGTTGTATATTTTCCTCCACCATCATATAAATCATCAGGAGATTGTAATTCTAAATCATATTTAGCTGTATTAAAATTAAAACCATTAGTCGTATTAGCAGGAATCATTAGTGTTAATTTTCCTGCTGCTGCATCTATTTGAAATTTATATACGCTATAGTCTAAATTTTCTGAACTAAAAATAAATGTTATATTAGCATTAGTTTTAAATGTTAATCTAGCACACCAATCGGTTAAATTAATAGGATTATTATTAGCATCTTTATAGATTAAGCTTATTTTAAATGATGTACCTTGTTCGATAGCAAAATCATATTTGCTTGCTGCCATAATGAGCACCTTTAGTGTTAAGAGATACAGTATCTAATACACCTATAACAAAAAAGGCTGGCATATAGCCAGCCTTAGTTGTTGTATAAAATTGATAGTAGATATCAGAGAGAGCCAATTAGAACTCTGCGGTTATCGAGAACAGCAAAACCTAATTCTGCCCAACCGTAGAAACCGGCTCTCTTTTGACGATGAAGTGACTCATCTTCAAAAATTTGAACCTCTTGACGAACTGGCATTATGAAACTATCTCTCTTACGAAGATCTAGTCCAACAACAATTTCGGTATCACTATTGGGCATTGTGGCCCCTAGTCCACCGGAGGTTGATGTAAAGAACTGCTGATACTGTTGGCCAACACCAAGCTCATCAACATCGTGTAAATTAACACCGAATACTCGGTTGATGGCGCCATCAGCAGCAGTGTAAATTTCTCTGCGTGTAACTTCATCAATTTGGTCAAGACCCCAATTACGGATGTCTTCCATAGCTTCTGGACTAACATAAAGATCTGTTAATAGACCCCTATTAGCCGATGTGCTATTACCACCACCGTTTCGACGCATAACAGTTTTCATCAAACTGACTAAGCGCTTTGTGAACTGACTGGTATTAGCATCGCTATCGTATACAACGATATTGCGATCAACACCAGCAGCAAGTAATGTGTGCCAACCATCATCGTTCATCTTCTTAACGAAAGAAGCTTCGAGAACTTCCATAGCACGACCCACAACGTCCCAACGGGCATCACGAGCATACTTTAAGAGATAGTCTATTGAAGCACCAACGTCATAGGTTGGAACCATGACGTAATCACCTTCAACGTGACGCTCTGGAATATATCCGTGGTTAGGAATGGTATAGGCAACAAAGTCTTTCTCAGTTCCAGGAGCCAAGAAATCTAATGGAAATTCAGGAGTAGCACTTTGAGCTAATTGAATTGGCTCGAAAATACCATCGAGAATATCACCATTTAATACGCCCTTACGAAGAGGAAGCTCAAGAGCTTTAGCAAACTCTGCGTTTGCAGCAAGAGCAACCTCTCTATTTGCTGAACCAGAACGAACTAAAAGATCGGTTAGTTCTGGAGTTGGCTGAAATCTTTCGGTTTTAGCTGACATGTGTTTTTCTCCCTTAATGAAAAATGAATTAGGTTAAGTTAACTGATACTTTAGCGTATCCGTCGGTGTCTTTGGCACTTAGGAATTGACCAATTTTAACAGCGTTCGTTGAACTAGTTCCAATTAGACCACTGACACCAACATAAGCATCAGCACCAGCAGACGGAGTTGTACCCGCAACTAGCATATTTGTTGTTACTTGGCCTTGACGAAGGAGGGTGACTTTGCCACCAACCTGGGTTTCGTCTTTGTGCCAATTGATGTGTTGTCTTGTAAGATCAAGATTAACAACATCATTTAATAATACGCCAACTGGCTTGGATCCAGAAACGGCGGCAGCATATGCTACAACAGCATTGCCGTCATCCATTGAGATACCAACACCACTTGTTGCAGTTACAACACTAGCAACGCCACCTCTTTCAACATATGTTGAACCAGCTGGGATAGATGTCATGAAGAATGAAACATCAGTTAAAAGTTCGATACGATCTGGTTTTAGAGCCATTGTAATTTCTCCGTATTAATTGGGTACTACTTGTTATTTTTTTTGCCGATTTTGCTACAAACAAACTCGACCAGTTCTGCTCTAGCAGAGTCTATTGCAGATTCTGCTTCGTTACTGCCAACAGCTAGATTAATATTAGCTTCAACCTCGGCTGTTTCTAGTACCGATGGATCTGCCTCAACATTGGATTCGTCTTCTGATGCTTTTTTCTTTTCGTTCTCATCTTCTTTATCTTGTTTATCGTCTTCCTTTTTGATTTTTTCTAACCAAGGGGGCATTTTTCCAGCAAAAAGACTTGTCATAGCATCAAAAGCTTCGTCATCCAAGCTATTGAATTTATCAACTGTTGCTTCTGCTGTATCTGTATCTAGACCAGCACCAACTAAAGAAGCCATACGCTTATTCTTTTTATCTTTCTTCATCATTTCTTCTTCTTTAGTTTTATAAGCAGCAATTACTTCGTTTGCAGCATTGAGTTCACTTTGAATATTTTCTACAGCAGCTTTCATTTTCTTAGCTTCTTCTTCTTTGTCTTTTGATTTCTTAGCTGCTTCTTCTTTAACTAATTGAATTTCGCTATCCTTGGCATCTGCCAAAGCTTGTAATTCACTCTTTAGTGTTTCATTTGCAGCTGTTAATTCTTCAACTTTAGATGTTAGCTCTAAAGCTACAGTATTAACTTCTGGTGTTGTTTCGGCCTTGGTGTCTTCCATAATTTCTTCTGTTTTAGCTGAACTCATAGTTAAAGTCTCCGATTCTTTATTGGATTGAAAATTTAATACACCTAATTTATCAATTTCGTATTTTTTTTCTAACGAAATAATAGATTCATTAACATTGTCTGTGACTGGTATTAGATTTTTGGAAAAAATAATACTATCTTCGTTGGCCGGCTTATCAACAAAACCTTTACCTGTAAAGGTAATATTGCGTAAAACTCTGCCAATTTTATAGTTTTCGTGCTCGCCTAATCCGCCATATGCTCTTAAAAATTTTGTTAAATGGGCTGTAGCTTCATTTCTACTCAATATAGTATATTTACTAGTGGAAGTATCAAGTAGTCCATAATCGAATCCATTAAATAAACACTCCATACTAACATACTTACTACCATTTTCTATTTCAGAAATTAATCTATCTGATCTTTCTCTCAAAGATAGATCGCTAAAGCCCTTATATATTACTGATCCTGTTAAGATATGGTATTTTTCTGGTAAATTATCAATTGGAGTATTTTCATCAATTAATATTCCGTCTTCTGTGATCGGCCAATTAGAAACAATATGACCTATAATTAAAGATTCATCATGTTCTAAATTGGTTGGTTTATCTTCTGGAGTATTTCTAGCATTCCAAACTTCTGATTTTTCAAAAATATCGTCATTTTTATTCCATGAGCTGCTTACTAAAATAGATTGAACATAATATAAGTCGCTATCATTAAAAGACGCTATACTTTTAAGATTTCTAGATTTTTTCAAGTCACGAACACAAGGAGAAACAACGCTAGCGTATGATATAGAAGCGCTAGCAGTTAATAGTTCTTGCAAACCATCTAGTTTTTCTTGTTCAAATATTTTCATTATAATTTCTCCAGAAATTTATACCTCTTGAGTATACACCATAGTATAAAAAGAAGCCTTAGCCTGTTTATGTTCTTCAACGGTTAAGTCTCTGCCAAGATCAGATTTTAATAATTTTAACCAATTATAGTATGTACTTACTGCATTATTATTAATACTTATACCACTAATTAATTCATTATTTATACTATCAAAAGGAGATAAGCTAAATAAAATACTAGTTTTTATATCTTCTAGTTTTGCACTCTCTATATTGCTTAAACTACGAATATTTTTTTTGTTAAAGAATTCTAATATAACAGGATTAATTATTTCGCCAATCTTATCTTGTGCAGAATTAGCCCATAAGGAAAGTCTGGCCCCTGTTCTTGGACTAAATGTTTTAGTTTTTCTTTTTTCTGCATCTTTGGATAACTTGGGGCGACCTTCTCCTGGTACTCCTGAATTTTTGGTGGTAATAGGTCCACCACCGGCAGGAGACGGCGGAACTTTTAATTCAAGAGCACTTTTCTCACTTGATTTTTTTTTGTCTAGTTCTAGTCCTACTTGGCTTGGTGTTACTATTCCTGTTTGTAGTGCTATTTTCTTTAATGAGTTTTCAAACTGAGGATCAAACCATGGACCAGATTTTTTAACCATTCTGTTGCTATCTCTTTCTCTGCTTTCTCTATTGAGCCTTGTTTTTTCCATATCAGGATCCAATCCAAATCGTGTTTGTAATAGCTCGTCACTAATAAGGTTACGATCTGCCAATTGAACCAATAAAGCTTTTTCACTATCTTCATTACTTAAATCCATTTTATCAAATTCTAACTTAGCAGGATATTTGAACCCCATAGCCTTCTGTACAATAGCAATTTCTTCTTCCCAGAACTCTATTAATCTATCTCTACCGTATTGTAGTCTTTGTGTTAGGGTTTTTAAACTAATAAAATTGTTTGTTGTTCCTGCTGCACCAAATGTTCCTGTTAACGTTGGAGGAATTCCTAATCCAGCATATATAGCATTAAGGTGTGGAATATATTTCCCCTCACCCAAGAAATTATGAACATTAGTATTACTCTCCATTAACTCAATATCCGGACCCCAAATCAAATCCATTGTTCCTCCGCCAACATTATTCCCAAGAATCTGAGCAAGTTTGGATGTTGCTGCTTTTGTTGGGGCAATTTTATGTTCTAAACTACCTAATTTAAAAATTCTAATATTGCTAATGGCGCCATCAAGAGCTGCCATATCGGCTAATTTTAGCTTTTCAACAACTGTAATATCGTCCATAATAGCATAAATCATAGGATAGGCCCATGCTTGCCAATCATCTTTTTTGTAATGAAATACTAGTGTTTTATCATAGTCTAAAGGATATGGTTTCTTGTTTTTAGCAGCTTCTATGATTTGTGCAGGTAAATTATCGATAACTCTTTTTTCATTTTCTGTTTTAGGATTATTAATAACCTTGCGTAATGCTGCTGGTAAGATAAGCTCATATGTCTTATTATTTAAGAACGATGACAATGCACCAGCAGACACCTCAACACAAATAGGGTCTATAAAAGTATATTTCCATGGGATCTCTCTTTTTTCAACATTAATTTCTGGTAATTCATTAAGCTGCATATCTGCCGACCCAAGCGCTTTATATAGCTTGTCTGCAACTTTTATACTTATCTTTGCGGTTCGTCTATCTATGACTATATTGCCGCTTTTATATAGATTATTAAGAAATCTTTCACTTCGATCCTTTCCATTTATTTTCTTAAACCATCTTCTATAAAATCTTTCTATTCTTTTATTTCTATGAACCAATCGTATTCCTTGACTGGCAAAATCACCCATAAGATCTATTACGTTTTTTACTAATCCTACTCTTTGATAAATTCTTTCCGCTCTCTGCAAGATCATTTTGATCTCATTAGGAGGAGCTTCTTGTGGCCTAAATGTATAATAATCGTCTTTTGTTAATCCTGGGCGACTTCCTGTTAGGCCATCTAGACTGGAAAAGTCTAAACTATATCTACGACCACCAGCCGCTGTGGCTTTTTCTACTAAGGTGAATTCGTCTAAAGAAGAACCAGCACTCTTTAGTGCCTCTTTTTTGCTCTCTAAATCGTCTCCCCATGTGATATATGCTTCTGTAGGAACAATATTTCCAGTATTAATAACTTCGTCTTTTGACTTTTTTCTTGGCATATTGACCTCTTTAGTTAAGAATTATATCTTAATAGTAATGTAATGGGATTGTAAAGGAATTATACACTTTTATCTATAAATTCCTGTATATACATCATCGTTAGCTCCGTTTACAAACCATTCTGGTCCACGATACATGCTTCCGTTATTTTTAACTGAATCTCTGGCATTCTCCCCAATAACGTCATAATCAACTGGTTTTAAGCCTCTATTTAATTGTCGTGCTAACATATTAGCTATTACTAATGAGCTGTATCGGTCTTTTCTTAGTCTTCCTTTTCTACCTTGACCTAATTTTGTTTCTGGAGTATCCCATCGGTCTCTTGCATTTGGGCCTTGACTGGTTTGAGTCATTACTATCGTTGTTAACTCGTTTTTTAATTCTTCGATTTCTAGTATGCATTCACTTAAACTGTCATAAAGTGGACTTAAATCCATTTCTAATATATCCTTACCTTCTCTTTCAATAGCTAGTCCAAGTGTTAAATTATCAAATGAAGGAAATAATAAAGCTTTATCTTCTAAATCTTTTCTCAATCCGTGATTAGCTTGACTTGTCCATTCGGCTCTAGCAAATTGAACCAACTCTAGAATATGTAATCCTGGTTGATCGTCTGTGTCTTTTTCTTTGTCTTGTATTATTGGCCAAATTAATATTTCTCCTTCTTCTAATTTATTTGGGTCGTGTAGTGATTCTTCAATAGCCACGCCTCCTCCTTGTGCGTCCATTCCTATTTTAATGGGCTTAAAGGTTTTCATCAAATTTCTAATTTTACGAGCACAGAATCCATAGAAATCATGTTCCGTTATAAGTCCAGTTTTTTGACGCTCTTTAAAATTAGCTCTATTAGTAGTCCAGCAATACACGATTTTAGAATGCGTTGGATTAACTTCTAATATCACTATACTAAAGTTATCTTGTTCACTAGCTGGATCAATTCCATATACATACTGTTTATTAGCATCTCCTTTAATTATTGCGTCAAATACTATAGGCTTGCCATCAATAACTATTGGATTGTTAGAAACAACACAGCTCTCAATTAAACTTCTCCTAAAGAATCCTTCGCTATCTTTTACAAAACATGCTGCATATTCCATATTATATATACCAGTATGAATAGTTGCCTTAGCTCTACTAACCTGTTTATCGTCCATGAATCCTTTTGGTATCATTTCATATGGGATACGAATAATACTATAATCTTTCCAATTAAAACTATCAGGAACTTCTCCTTTAAATATATCTTCAAGTTTTCGCCTATCTCCTTTGCTTTCTATTATTGCTTTATATCTTTTCCAATAACTAGCAAAGTGTTTAAAATCATAATCTGCTGTTCCGCTGATTATTGCTTGATTACCCATTTTAGTATTTAGGACTTCAAGTTCTTCATTCCATATTCCTGCTTCAATCATTGCTTTCTTTTTTGCTTCCTCTTTAACATTCTGGATAGGACTTGCCGATACTGCTGCGAATCCGGATACTACTGTTTCATAAATGTCTGGTGATATAGATGCAAATTCATCAGCAATAATTATGTGTGCGCGTAAACCTCTGATCTTGCTTCCATCGCCCATAGGAATAGCAATTGTCCAACTATCTCCTAATCTGATAGTACATCGGTCAACATCTCTTCTTGGGCCATCGTCATTGCCATTGAATATGCTTCGTAATATGGGGCTATTGCGCCAAATAGTTTCCATATATTCGAAGATAATTTTACTTTGACGAAACGCAGCACCAACTACTACTATTTTTGTGCCAGGACAGAATGTAGATTTAATAATACAATACAGTGCCAATAAAAATGACTTACCCCAGCCACGACTAGCAATATACATAGGGAATGGTCTGATCCAAAATTCTTGCAAAATTAATATTTGTATAGGATGTAATTCAATATTAAATAAAAGCTTTACCATACTTCCAATATACTTTGGATCTTTTAAAACTTTCATTAAGTGTAGATCAGGAAGCTCAATATCTGTCTCTGATCTATTGATCATCACATTCTTTGTTAATTTTATTTGACTTATATCACCAAGATCTAACCAAGCATCATCAAAAGATATTTTATTAATAGATTCACTCATCTTGTTTTTTAACCATTTCTGTATAATGTATTTTCTTAAAGATGAATTCAGCTATCTTTTCAGCATTAGATGCACTGCCACAAAACATAACTTTAATATTGTGGTTTAGTTGTAGTTCAATAATATTTTTAATTAAAAACGAAGGAGTAATTTTAACTTTATCCCACATTCTTTTAGGAACAGTGCTTCCAATAGGGTAGATTAATAAGTCTTGTAAATCAAATTCTAATAATAAAAATGAATATTTAAATTGGCTCAAGCGCATCACAACATCTTTGAATCTACTCTCAACAATATTAGTTGCAAATTCACTGGAACTTTTTTTTCTTTCGATGGTTAGTAAATGCTCTAAGCCTTCAATACTATAGTCTCCAGTATCTAGCTTCTTGTGAGCCTTGGCATAATTGTCAAAGGTCCACGGCTGCTGTTCTCGTGTATCTACTATGATGGTAAAATTATTATAAGTATTATTTATCATGTTTTTTATTCTGTTTTATAATATTGTAAAAAACCGCCTCATAATAACTTTCTACACCAGTAATCATTTTATGATGATCTTTACATAGTGTTATACCATTATCTGCCTCAAATCGTAAACCAGGACAATCTGCCCAGCGCCTGATGTGATGAGCATTTAGTTTTTTTTTATTAATACATCCTGGCCATTGACACTGATGATTGTCTCTGGCATAAACTTTATTTCTCCACTTCTTATATTCAGGATCATCAAAGTTTCTAATCATTTTGGAATAATTTTATATCTGAAGTTACCATGTCTTTAACTAGATCATCAAAAGAAATCTGAGGTTGCCACTCTAAAACTTTTTGAGCCTTGCTACAATCGCCATGTAAATATTCTACTTCTGCTGGTCGATAAAGATTAGGATCAATTTCAACATAGTCTTGATATTTTTTGTCAACTAAATTAAAAGCTGCTACTAAAAACTGCTCCACAGTATACGAGTGGCCCGTACTAATAACAAAATCATCAGCTTTACCATTTGTTAACATTAATCTCATAGCCTCTACATAATCTTTAGCATGTCCCCAGTCTCGCACTGCTTTTATATTTCCCAATTTAAGTTTTTCATTAGTCTCAAGTTTATTATTAACTAAGCGACCAATATAGCGAGTAATTTTTCGTGTTACAAAGTTTTCTCCGCGTCTTGGACTTTCATGATTAAATAGTATGCCGCTACAAGCATATAATCCGTATGCCTCACGATATATTTGAACCATTCGATGACTAGCTAGTTTAGATACTGCGTAAGGACTTTGTGGCAGAAGGGGAGTCTCTTCATTTTGATATTTTTTTCCTTCCTTTTCAGTATAGTTACAACCAAACATTTCGCTGGTGCTAGCCTGATAGAATCGTGTGATTGGACTAAACTTCCTGATATTTTCTAATAAGTTTGTTACTCCGATAGAATTTATCTCGAATGTTGTTGTTGGCTGCTTAAAGCTGGTGGCCACATGACTTTGTGCTGCCAGATTATAAAATTCATTAGGATGATGTTTGGTAATCATATCTGTACAGTCACTAGGATCTGTTAAATCAAATTCTTCTAGTAATAATCGAGGATGTTTTAGAATATGCTTTATTCTACTAAAATTAGAACTGCTACTTCGTCGATATAATCCAACAACACCGTATCCTCTATTTAAAAGATTTTCGGCCAGATAACTACCGTCTTGTCCTGTTATGCCTGTAATTGCTGCGGTTTTTGTCATATTAATCTATACTCTCTGAATTTAAGAATGGTTTGTCTACAACTCCGTCCTGATAATTATGATAATCATAAAGTTTCTGCTTAACCTTGCTGGTTGCCATGCTAAGAATCTCCATTTCTCGACCTTCTTTTTCTCTGATCTCTTCGTCTTCTAACATTCGTATTAATCCTGTCCAACTACTTTTTCCATCTTCTATTCTTTTGATTCTTTGTTCTCTTGTTGCTTTGAGATCTTTACTAATCTTTTGTTGTTCATTTAACAGTTTGGTATATTCGTTAGTATAATTGGCAATGCTGTTACGAGCAAAGCTTAATTGAGTTTCCATATTGGCCAATTTCGGTATATCTCGCTGATCTTCAGGTTTTTCGTATTCTTTATCTACTAATTTTTGTAGCTTGTCGGTTTCTGCAATATGGCGCTTTCTTTCTTTCATGCTTCGATTAATAAGAATATCAATAGTGATAAATTGTTTAATTTGAAGTTCTTCGGCGGCCAAAACATCCTCACGAAACTGCTTAATTAATCCTATCCATGTACTTTCAAAGTATTCTAATTCGCCCGTTTCAACATCAAATTGTCTTGTGATTTCTGGCCAAAATGTTTTAGTATGAAGTTTTTGTTTTAGTATCTGATTATCAACGTTGCTAGTAATAACAGATAATTGATTTTCATTAACATAGCGCTCTATTGGGGCGATCTTGCGATTAAGATGATCAGCAATTTGTTGCAGAGAGGTTGAGGCGTAATTATCACGAATATATTTTTCTTCGTCTAAACTTAGTTGTCCTCGTTTTTTTGGAAGGTTGTTGTCCAATTGTTTTCCTCCGCTAGTTTGAGAATATGATTTTTTAATTTTTTCATATCAATTTTATTTATTTTGTAACCATGTTTAAGTTTTAAATAAATTTCCCTATAATCACTATGGATATGTTGATCCAAAAGATCTATTAGTTCTTTGTTTTCTAGCAGAGTATCTTTACTTGATGGACAAAGGTGGTTTGTATTTTCTAAATATCCCGGTTGAATAATATTTTTCTTAGCTTCATTTCTCTTGGACCAACCAGCATATAATTCACAATCGTCTTTATTTGCATATTGTTCACACTGATTAATGCTTAATTTGCAATGCTCATCAAAAAATGGACAACTAAAACAAGGTTTGTCTGGTCTCTGATAATTATTTCGTTTATAATTAAACAGTCTATTACGAACGTGGGTCCATAAGAAATTTTCTAATGGGCGAGTTTTATCATAATTTTTTAATCCTTCTAATGCGAAGATAGCAGCTTGCTGTTTCATATCTTCTGTGGTATGATAGGCAAATCTAAATTTGTTAGCTAGTCTTTTAGTTATATTATCTAAAACTAGTAAAAATTCTTCTGTACTAACACCATTTGGTAATTCGTTATTTGTATTATTCTTTTTTGCTTTGGTCATTTAGTAATTCTGCTATGCTTTTTCCATTTTCTAATAATAAATCATGAATAGCTTCATCGTTAATAGATCCTGAAGCTTTAATTGATAAAATAGAATCAACAATTGAGTCTGGATTAAAACTATTTGAATTGATCATAAAAATTCCTTGCTGGAAACTTGTCAACACCTATTATAGTATGTTGCAGGAAGGATTTGTCAATAATAACGAGGTGAAAAATGGCTAATTATAAAAAGTGGTCTCAAGGTGAACTTGATTATATTCAACAAAATCATACACTATTATGTGATGAAAGTTTAGCAGTGTCATTGAGTAAGATGACAGGACAAAATATTAGTACAGCAATGGTTAGGCGACAGAGGCGAAAGTTGGCTCTTAAAAAGAGTAGGGGTCGTCCACGAAAGATAAAGCCAGTGGGGAATTCGGCTAATATTGAACCTGCTGTTAGTTGATAATTGCTAAAAAAAAGCAATATTACAATACGATGGTCACGATTAATATAATGTTAGTCGTGGCCATTTTTATTTTAAGGAGATGTTAAAATGATCAAAAAAGTATGTTTGTTTATGGTAGTATGTGGTTTATTTTGTTATGTTGAAAATAATAGTATGGCCTGTGAATGGATAAGAGCAAGAAATGTTCATATTCAGCCAGTTTATGTTCCTGTTCAGCAAATTCAACCAGTGATATCATGGTCTTATGTTCAACAAAATTCTATTAGCTATGTTCCAACAGTAGTTTATCAGCCAGTAATAAATACTCAGGTAATACCTGTTCCAACAGTAATTTATCCAGTTTATACTCCTGTTCCTGCTGCTCCTTATTTCTATGGATATAATGTTTATAGACACTAAGGGGAATTCGGCTAATATATAGTAAGTAATCTGTAGATAAATAAAAAGATGGTGCAGGGTTGATTGTTAATTGGTGGAAACTGGCCAATTGATATGATGACCCGGCCATTTTTTTTAGAATCGGTGCTTCTGGGCTCATTATTGACACTTGTATCAGTACAAAAATGATTTATAAAAGATTATTATAGGGGAAAATGGCTAATAAACTGGCCAATTACGTATGATGGTCCTTATTGTTTTTGGACCACCCGCGAGGTACGGCGATTTTCTAAACCCCTTGATATAAAACGAAAAAACCCCCTCTTGCTCTAAAGTGTTGTGGCGTAAGACTTTACGACGAGTGATGGACGCAAAAGTTGTCATAAACTCTTATGGGATAAGGACTTACGTTAAATGACCCTAGCAAATGCTATGCCAAAAAATAAAGAATAATATATTCTCTAAAAAAAATAAAAGATTTCGCTTGCAACCTAAAGATATGCCTGTATAATGTCGATATAAGAAGTAAGAGAGAAAGAGGAGAACGAAAAGATGTTCGAGATTGGTGATACGGTGGTTCTCGATTGTGTTTCTGGTGTGATCGTTGGTTGGCACTTTGACGAAGGTAATGTGTGGGACGTTCAGCTGGCTGACGGATCGATGGTCGAAATGGCCGACGATCTGTCTACCGTAGCATCGTGGATGAATAACTAGGCTCACCCGTAAGAGGGGGTTGACAGGGGCAAAAAAGTTTGGTAAAAATCATCTCAACACGAAAGGGAAAGTATGTTTAAGATTGGTGATCGGGTGAAAGTTGGCAAGCCGATTGGTACTAGTGGTCGGCTGGTCAATATTGATAATCCATCGTTCGGCACGGTTGTGGATGTTATCCCCGGCCACCGGGATGGTAACGACGTGTATCGTGAAGATATGTATAGGATCAGATTCGAAGGGGAGACAACTGCACCAACGCTAACGCCTACCCCTAATGAGAGTTGGATTGACGGCTGGGTGGTCATTCGGCCTAACGATTGGGAATAGTAACAAAAAAGAAAGGCTCTAATATGCTCCTGCGTCATGTTACAGTTAATGAGATCGTCCATGCTATTCACGAAATGATGGGCGATGATTGCGAATACTCTATTGTTCACAGTGGAGACATTCCCGTAGATCGTACCTACAATGGGGGATACTATGTGAGAATCAATAATCATGCTGATCGTGTGTTGCTTTACTATGCTGACACTTTCTATGATAAACTGAATGATTACTGTGTGATGGTTGAGAAGGATTGACGTAAACCATTGCCGCATAAGACTTTACGGCGAGGCGGGCCGCAGCGGCTTGACGCAAACTCTTATCTATCAACAACTTAGGAACCTTACGATATTTTAAGGAAACTTTTGTCTTGCAACCTAAAGAATACCCTGTATAATGTCGATATAAGAAGTAACCCACGAGGATAAGAAGATGACGATCAACACCGAAATCACGACAACCTATAATGGCAAGCGGTATACGGGATTTATCGTGGAAAGCAAGACGATAAAGAATCGTGAAATGATCACGATCATGATCAAGGATGATACGCGAAATGATGGTATTGGCTATCGTAACCTGTATGTTGACATGATGAGCCAAACTTCTGAAAATCTTTTTGCTTGACAAAGAAAAAAGTTTCTGTAGAATACATTCATCACCAAGGAAAACAAAATGAACGATCTCAAGAGTCTTTTTCTTGCTATGGCTTCTGGTAAGTATGCTGGATTCCGAGATACTAAGGGTAAGGGATATATCGGAATCATCAACGGTATCATGCGTGAGGATGGTAGTGGTCGTAACTGGATCATTACCGTGACTGAGGGGATCAAAACCAGCAAGGTTTTTATCCACGCAACGTAAGCCCAATAACCACAAGACTTTACGTCAAGTGGGGGCGGCCGCGTTTTTCGTAAACTCTTATCCCACAAGCACTTAGAAAAAACGTAAAACAACACGCAAAAATCATAAGTTTTTGTGCTTGCAACCTAAAGAATCCGCTGTATAATGACGATATAAGAGAAAGAGGAAACAAAATGATCTCCAACGAAATCAAAAATGCTTTGCGTCAGATTTGGGGTAGCGAAACGTACCATGTGATTCTGCTTCTCACAACGGACGGCCAACTGTATGCCGAATGTGAGGAAACGATGGATCGTAGAAGGATCACCGAGAGCAACTACGTTGAAATACTGAACGATATGTTCTATAACTTCTGTATGGAAAAAGCCTCTTGGATGGGCGTCTCATGACCCCCACTAGAGGGGTTGACGGACGAAAAAAATCTGGTAAAATACATTCATCACCAAGAGGAAAAAGAAAATGGCTACTAAGTTCAAGATCATCGAAGATGCCAAGCGTCAGATTCGCATGTGCTTTGTTGGTATGGCCACTCGCCACCAGCCTACCCTTGCGGATGGTGAATATGGCCCGATCCACAGTGAAAAGGTTCACAAGTTCAACCGCACCGCTCTGCGAAACATGAACAAGAGCAAAAAGGAAAAAGTTGACCCCCGAATGGTAGGGGGTGAGGATACCATGATCGTGGCGGTTGGCAAACCCGGTTCGGATGAGCGTAAGGCAGCATTGGCTGACCAGTATGCTGCGATTATGGCATCGGGTGAGGAACTTTCCCCCTTCGGTTGGAGGGGTTGAGCGTAAAGCCTTGACTCATAAGACTTTGCGTCAAGGCCCGCCGCCCGCGATTAACACAAACTCTTGTATCGTAATGAGTTACAGCAAAATGGATTTTTTCAAGATACCCTCTTGACAACGTCGATAATACTTTGTAGAATGATCGAAGTTACATCATCCACCCTTTCGGAGGTTCACCATGTTTGAGGATTCCTATCTCGATTCGTTCATGGAGTCGCATATCGGCAACTGGACGGGCGATGAAGATCGCTACTACGCCGAAAACGAAGAACATTGGACGGGAGATCCTAACCAAGATGAGGATTCGCTCATGGAGTATGCCGATGAGCAGGACGAGGATTATGACCTCGACAACTACGACGATGTGGACGACTACTAGTCGCAAAGCCTTGACGCATAACACTTTGCGTCGAGGCCCGCGGCCCGCGTTTTTCGTAAACTCTTACGCCACAACACCTTGCGAACCTTGCAGCATTGTAAGGAAAAATATTAGCGATTACCCCTTGCGTTTGCCGATAATGTATGTATAATCGTGGCATGATGATCACCACCACCAACGGAGAGCATAAGATGCTGAACGACTTCGACGAAGAGAATGGTGTTCTGGCTGGCCTTGCCGAGCAGGGTATCATCGAGCCTATGGTCGAGCCGATTGACGATCCCAGTCTGGAAGTGAACTACTGGGATTGGGCAGAAGTGATTGGGGTTGTGGATGATTTGATTCCGACTGCCCCAGAAGAAGATAACTTTTGGCGGGGGTTGTAAACCAAAATGCTAAACGCTATACTGTTCGTTGTGGCCTATGTTGGCCTTTGTTTCTGTACCCTTGCAAAGGACTAAGTGATGAGTCACCCTGACCCTTGTTTCGATCCCGATAACTCTTATGAGGATGATGAGATGAATCCTAACTATGATGACCATGACGATTTCTACGGTGATGATCTGGACGCTGATGAACTGATCGACCAGTGGGATGATGCTGACCATTATGATGACAGCATGGATGGCGATCATGATAGTGCCATGAGTTCTTGCGGTTGGGGAACCGACGAGGACTACGGATACTATGGCGATGATGATCGTGAGGATTTCCATAGTGATGACGGCTACGGAAGTTACGACGATTGAGCCTAAAGCCTTGCCGCATAACACTTTGCGGCGAGGCGGGCCGCACGGGTTCGACGTAAACTCTTTAGACTCAACGACTTAGGGAAACTCTAGAATCTTTTATTTTGTTGTTGACTCCTGAAGTTTTAGACTGTAGAATGTCGATATAAGAACATCACCCCAAAGGAAAAGAACATGACTCACGCACAAGCAACTAAGATGGTTTTGGGCAAGCGTAACCGGGGCCAGCGTAAGATTGGAAACAATACCTATGCTTACATTCTACTCGATGGAAGCGTGGCAATCGAGTTGCATGGTACTAAGGTGGTAACGATTCATCCTGATGATAGTGTGACACTGAATAGTGGCGGCTATCATACAAGCACCACCAAAAAGCGTATCAATCAGTATAGCCCGGTGCGAGTGTACCAGAAGAACTACGAATGGTTTCTCAGTGATGGTACTCCGTTTGAGGATCGTATGATCGTAACCCCTGATTGGGTGGTTTGCCCCGTCTGACCTTAAAGCCTTGATGTATAAGACTTTACATCGAGGCCGGTCGGCCGCGTTTTTCCTAAACTCTTATCAACAAACGACTTAGCACAAAAACTTTTTTTAATGCTACCACTTGACAAATACCGATAATAGATGTAGACTTGATGGTATTCAACAACGAGGAGAAGATATGAGAGATGCTGTGCTGGTTCCTGTGCGTCATGACAACGTGAGTTTCAAGTATCATGGTAAGGACTTTGCGGGTGAGGTTCGTCGAGTGTACGACAAGCCCAAGGGTCATTTGATGATCGTGAAGATCGAAGAGGGTAAGTATAGGTCGTGCTATCTGGAACAGTGCGAGGGATTGACCATTCACCTGTCTCACCCGATGTAATCGGGTTGCTGACGGTGCTGTAGTCAGCAGGATAGTCGGGACTTGACAGAAAACACTTGGAAAGGTAGAATGGTGCAGATATGGGTGAAATCCTGTTGTGGTTTGTGGGAATGGTCGGGGTTATTGGTCTAGGGTGTTTTATCTCTTGGATTTTGGAGATGGTATATGATTGATGATGGGGTTGTTCACTACTATACTGTGCAGATTTTGCTTCTTTTTCAGGATATGGTTGGTTTTGTTCTGGAGTTTATCTAAAGGAAAGGGCTAGGGATGGCCGATATATATCTAGACTGGAATAGTTTCAGTGTGGGATTTGTTGTTGGCCTTGGTTGTGCTTGGTTTGTTTGTGATCTTGTTTTTCCATTAAGGAAGTAAGATGACTATTAAGGATAAGATTATTCTAGGGGCTGCTTTCGTCTGTGGATGTGTTCTAACCTTTTTTATGGGGTGAATCATGTTTGACGGTATTCCTATGATCGTTGAAGCCTTAAAGAAAATGAACGACTCTAAGACCAAGTGATCTAAAGCCTTGATGCGTAAGAGTTTACGCCAAGGCCCAGCGGCCGGATTTGATGCAAAGTGTTGGGCCACAACAACTTACGATTTTCAAAAAAATATGCTTGACTTCTCAAGTTTAGGATGGTAGAATACCGATATAAAGAGTAAGAAAGAGAGTGAAAGATGTTGAGTGACTGCTGTGGTGTGATGATCTATCGTGGTGATATTTGCTCGCGTTGCAAGGAACATTGCGAGCCGTTTGTGGATAGTGATGATGGTTATGATGCTATGAAAGATAACTACCTGACTAATGGTGGTTATGGGTACAATGATCGTACTCGTCGTGAAGATGCTGAATGGGCTGAAGAATGTCACCGTAACAACTGGAAATAACATGATTACACTTCAGGAAATGAGACTCGCTGCTGCTGATGCTCTTGGAACCATGTCTCATGCTGTTATCGACAATGGTAACGAGTTTCTTATTGTTACCCTCGACAACTGTAGCATGGGAGAATGTGGTACGTTTTTTGCTGATGATGTTCGCAAGATATCTATAAAGAAGGACAGTAGCCGTGGTGTTGCTGGCAATCGTATTGAGGATTGGGCTGCTGATATCAGGATCAGAGCGGCTGGCCCGTATGCTTGACAATGTTTGATTGTGTGATAAGATGAAACCAAAGGAGAAAGTGAAAATGACGAAGTGTGTTGTGACGGTTACTGATACGTTTGGTGGTGAGGCTAACTATGGTTGGGTGAAGCGGTATGAGTTTCAGCCTCGTAATGCTGAGTCTCAGCGTAGCGTTATCCGACAGGCTAAGTCTCTGGCGAATATGACTGCGGTAAAGGCTGATACCTACGACTATGGTGATGGTTATACCGTGAAGCCACGAGGATATAACCAGATTATCTTTGTGGATTTTGAATGAGCCATAAACCCTTGCTGCATAAGACTTTGCGGCATGGGTGGCCGCCCGCGTTTTTCGCAAACTGTTGTGGCATAAGGACTTGTGGCAAAAAAGATTTCTTCAAGGTTGCCCCTTGACAATGCCGATAATAGATGTATACTGGGGCTATCTGGTTTGGTTGGTCTTCACTACACGAAAGGGATTTTTATGAACGATGTTCTTCTTTTTGGTTCGATTGCTACGGTTGTTGTTTGCTGCCTTGCTATGTTTGCTGCTTATGGTATCTATGGTGGTGCTCATGGGTCGCTGTCAACGGCAAAGGCCGGAGAGTTCTATAACTTTGAATATCTCCAGCCTAATGCTGGTGACCCTGAGCGTTATCTGGCAAAGGTGCTGAGTGTGCATGTGTTGGACGATAATGCTATTCGCAGGCTGAATGCTCGCAGTGCATATCGTCGAAATGATAGCAACTTTCAGCGTAGCAATCATCTGGTAACGTGCCAGACTGCTGATGGTAAGATTCGCAACTTCTACGCTGAACGTACCGTGAACTGCCGTAGGCCGCTGTTGGCTGGTGCAGTATTCAAGGCGGGTTTGGCAAGCCTCCTCTTCTGATTTTCTCGTGGTGGTGAAGTGACCTCGCTCTAAGTTCTTGCAAGCCAAGAGTTTAGGGCGAGGCACTCCGCCCGGACTTGACGTAAAGTCTTATGCTGTATGGTTTTAGAGAAAAACTCTAGAGCATATTGACAAAGGGCCGATAATGTGTATAATGCGACTAAGGAGAAAGTTTATGACTACAACAGAATGTCTTGCCGGAATGTCGTGGAGAGTGTTTCAGCATGGTCGATTTGTTGGCTATGTGGTATCATTTAGTCAGTATGACGCTTGGCGAAAGGCTAAAGAAAAGTATGGTAGTGATCTAAGGATTGAGAAGGTAGTCTGCTAAATATATTGGCCCCATCTTCTAACGGTTAGGAAATCGGATTTTCGCTCCGAGAATCAGGGTTCGATTCCCTGTGGGGTCATTTGCTTGTATCAGGTAATCCTGCGGATTTGGGCGGCGTGGGCATAGTCAGCGAGAACCCGTTGACAAAAAAGCTTTATAGTGGTAGGATAGTGCCATGCTTGCAACATTATTCTATTATCTGAGCAATAACCGTAAGGGTTGTTTGGATTTGTTGCGTCTCAGCAACACAATAGGTAACAGCTTGAACTCTAGGTGTGACAGATTTCTGAAAGCTGAAATCATTGACACTGCATATTCTCGTATTTTTCCACGGTTACAGTATGTGGATGAAATCGGATATGATTTTACTTTCTTTGATTGGAAAGTTTCTCAGAAAAGCCAATCGGGTGTTTTCAAGAAAAGGGCTCAAAAGACTAATAAAATAATAGTATCTAATATTCATCAGGGGTGTGATATTAGTTATAAGATATTTGACTATATTATCATTACTCAAACTGCTCGCCCGTTCTCTATTGCTGTTGCAGAATATGATGTTGTTAGCCGGTTTATGAAAAATGAAAGGGATAGTATTACGGCCGAAATCCCTTTTAGCCATCTACAGTTTGTGGTTCATCCTAATGAGGATATTAGTTTTGATAATGCCTCTATGGATTTTAAGGTTTATAAAAATGAGATGATAAATCGTATGTTGGATATGGGATTCTTGGAGAAAGTAGAACAATCGACGCAAGTTGCTGTGGCGTAAGACTTTACAACAAAGCTGCCCGCCCGGTTTTGACGCAAACTCTTACCACCTATAGACTTGCATCAAAAAGTTTTTTTCTACAGAATACCCTCTTGACAGACCGATAATAGGAGTGTAGAATCATAGCACAGGAGACAAAAGATGTTTGCCACTAAGTTTATGGATCATGCGGCTTACGCTAAAAAGGTTAAGAAGATGACTTATTCTGAACTTCTTTTTACGATTAAAGATTGTAGGGAAGTTTTGAAAGCGTGGCCTGACCAGCCAAACTATGGCTACTATGCTGATGAAATCTGCTATTGCTCTGACGAAATCCGACGAAGACAAAAAATCTAAAGAACAGGGTATTGACAAGCCGATAATAGATGATAGAATGAGAGAGTAAGACATGGAGAATGTAGCGTAATGGTAGCGTGTGGGAAGTTCCGAACTGCGACAGCAGAGTAGGCAAACAAATGCCCATGAGGTGGTTCGATTCCACTCTTCTCCCCTAGTCACCAACGAAAATCCGATTCATTCGGTGTGCTACCCTCCATAAATGAGACCATAGCCTATATTGGTGACACAATACAAACATCCGTGGGTCAAAGCCAGACTAGATTAGATAACCTATTGGGGACGACTGAGCCGGTTATGCTCTGGGAACTGATACTAATCTATGAGGGATAGCGTCCTCACCACGTTACAATACAATGTGTAGGTTAAGCGTTAAGCAGCCAACGGTTGGCGGGAGTACTACCACAACCGTCCGTTAGACCGACATAGGGCAGTGTGGGTAAAATCCCACCACATTGACAATACAACCAGTAGCCGTCGCCTCTTGCCTGAGCCAGTTCGCAACTGGACGAAAGCAGGCGTGGACGGTTCCAAATCGGTATGGTCGCTACATACTGGTGAGGGTAAGAATCGGGGCGTAAAAGATTCGCTGGTTTTTCCTATTGACTTGACGATAACTAATGGTATAATAATAGTATGAAAGTTACCGCTAAACAAAATGGTCGTAAGTGGACTAAGGAACGCTTGAAACGTCATCCCGGCGAATGGGAAGTTGAGCAGGAAACGAAGTTCGTACCATGTTGGCCGGGAGAAGCGGCTATTCTGATTAAGAATACAACTGATGGGTGGAGTGGCTGGTTTCCTGTTAAAGATATTGACATTGTAGAATCCTAAAAAGCTGGTTCGCTCTAAATACTTACGCTGTAAGAGTTTAGGGCAAACCGCCGCGGCCGGATTCGTCGTAAAGTCTTACCCACCAACAACTTAGGATTGCTAAAGAAAAGCCTATTGACAAGCCGATAATACTAGTGTAGAATGGTAGAACAAGGAGAAAAACTATGATTGGCTTTCAGAGATTTGGTTTGAGTGATCGTGTTGAGCGTTGGGTGAGTCATGATGGCGGCACTGTAACTTTTAGTGGCACTACTAATAGTGGTAACAGTTTTTCTATTGTGACGTATCTTGACGAGGCTAATCGTTGGGCTAATGGCGGATCGGTACAAGAGTGTTTCCCTCACTTAACTGCGGAAGAGCGTGAGATTCTGTTGACCGGAAACGACGATGAGTCTTGGGATAGTATGTTTCCACCGGAATCAATCAGCACAGTGGTCGAAGAGGAAGAATGAAATGCGTATGTGGTATGTTTTTAGAGATAAAGAACTTTTAGGTTATGTTCATGCTCCGTCTTTATATCAGGCCAAAGTATTAGCATATACCGATTTTGGAAATGACGTAACTTTAAGGAAAAGTAAAACATATGACCGTTAATGAACTGATTGAGCAGTTAAAGAGTTATCCTGGCGATATGAGGGTATTGACTCTTGGGTATGAGGGTGGGTATAATGATACTCAACTCAAGACCGATGAGGTTGTATTCAACTTCTCAAAGAATGATGCTTGGTATTATGGGCCTCATGAGACTGTGAGATATACCGATGGTGATACTGGTACAACGTGTTTGATTATTACTAGGGGAAAATAATGGAATGGATTAGTTTTTTCGGTCCTCGTCGCCCTATCAATGGTCAAAAGGTTTATTACTTTGGCGAGTATATTGGGGTGTGGCAGGGAAGGTATGAGATTCATAAGGATGATCCAGTAAGTGAACATATCTTGATTTGTGAAGAAAGTCCCGGTATAGTAGATCGTATGGATGCTCCGTGGTGGATGCCATATGAGGGACAACCAAAACCAAAACGACCAACTACCGATTACCCAAAGGATTATCCACATGGCTAAAAACTTTAAAGATTTGATTAGTGCTGACCCTAAGACTATGACTAGGGAACAGGCTATGATTTATATTATCAACTTTTTTAGCTCTCGTATGATGACAACTAGTGTTAAGCATGTGAGTAAGGCTAAAGAGTTGATTGGACTGCATGAGATTGGTGCTTCTGAACTAGTGGATAAGTATGTGGAGTTAGTTTATGAAAACTCTTGATAATGTTTGCTATTGTGGTAACTGTAATGAAATGTGCTATATGCTAGATAAGCATGAGGTTTTTTGGAGTTTCTGTGCCGATTGCTACTGGTGGTATCTAAAGCATTGAAGCGTAAGACTTTAGAGCAAACCGGGGCGGCCGGATTTGACGTAAAGTGTTGTCGCATAAGCACTTAGAGAAAATCTTTTTTCTGTCTTGACAAACTAAAGTTCTCGTGGTAGAATGTCGATAATAGAAGTAGAAGAAAGAGAGTGAAAGATGAGTTGGAATGGTTATCGGATGAGTAGAGATATGTGGGGCCACTTACGACATGAACATATCCATGCTGGTTGGACTACAACTTTTGATATGGATGGTAAGCGTTGGAAAATGAAACTTGGTTCACAGTATACAACCAAGATGGAAGTTAAATGTAAGGTTTTATCTAAACACCCTACTGCTACTAATATTCGTTGTGAAAAAATCATTTGTGAGGTTTGACTATGAATGGAAATAATCCTTATTGGCCGTATTGGATTGGTAATACCATGAACTTTACCTATAATGGTAAGAATGTTTGGGGGACTATACTCAAGTTTGGTAAAGATTGGGTAACCTGTATTACTAAGGACGGTTACCGATCTTACAAGTGGAACAAGATGAGTCCACCCTGTTTGTATCAGTGTAGAGTTAGTGAGTTGATTCTACACTATGAGAGATATAATAATATGGATTTTGAATATCTGTATAAGTATTATGGGCCATCTAAGCCAATAGTTCAGTGGACTATGGATTGACGTAAATCCTTGCAGTATAACACTTTGCATCGAGGCTGCGGGCGACGGCTTGACGTAAACTCTTATGCCTCAACCACTTAGGATTTTTTAAAGAAAACTCTTGACAACACCCGATAATAGAGGTATACTTAGGCAGACAAGTGGGTGGGCCGTTGGCAGAATGATATCAAAGAAGCCACGGTTAAATGGCGGCCGAGTATGGCTCAACCCAACGCTTGTCTTTCCTAATCCTACGGATTTGGCTGGTGTGGCTGTAGTCAGCGAAAGTTTAAAGGTCTTGACAAGGTTTGGCCGATAAGGTATAATGCAAGCAGTACAGGAGTGGCGAACACATTACAGGAGTAGCGAACATGAAGATTAGTATTCTGATTGAATCTAGTAATAGTTTTGACGTTAAGCAGTTTATGGATTGGCTCAATAATGAGTTAAATATTGGAAATACGGGTACTGGTGACGATACTCTGGCTACTAGTTATACTATTATTGAAGAATAAAATGAAACAGAAACCAGTGTACGGTGAGGTACGATTCCATCTTGGTGGTGGGGATCATTTTATGCACTGGCAAGTTCGGGTTAAGCAGGGAAGCAAAACTGTTGATGTGTATTATTATAACCCTAATGAATATCAGTTAGAAATGAGGGGTTGTAGACTTCGCAATCGACCAAATAAAGCCAAACAAGTATTTGAGGCTGGTGTGCATGATGTGAGCGGATGGGTAAAGTGTGAGGAAGTTATGCTTCGCAAGGATTTTTATCCTACGTTGCCTATTGACAATCTTGAGAAGGTGTTTTATAATCCACTGCGTGATCCGCACTGGCGTCGTGAGAGTGATAGCAACGAGTTTGTGTGGGACGAAAGCGAATACGCTACACTGATTACTAGTGGTAAACAGGTTTATATTTTAGAAGAACGACACTGCTCGTTCGATGATCTTAGAGAAATAGATTCCAGGTATTTAGGAGATTTTAAGGTATGATTAATCTGCAACTGAGCGTTCGTGAGGCTATGTATCTGGCTAGCAACTGGGCATACAACAACGACGTTGAACTGTATCACAAGATCGTGAACTCTTTGGAGATTGCGTTGGGTGTGAACCAGAACCGCACTGTTACCATCACTGGTGGCATGACTCTGGATAATCGTATCTACTGTATCAGGGCTATCCGAACTCACACCGGATGGGGTTTGAAGGAAGCCAAGGATTGGAGCGATTATCTGGTTGGTGGCTGGAAGTACGATAAGTTTGTTCCTGCTGCTGCTGGTGCTAAGAATAGCGTCACTCTCAAGACTCCCGAAGCGGCTGAGAATCTGCTGCGTGATCTTGTCGAGCATGGTTGTGAGGGTTTTCTCTCCTGAGCCTAAAGCCTTGCCGCATAAGACTTTGCGGCGAGGACGGCCGCGGCGGTTCAACGTAAACTCTTATCCAACAACAACTTAGGAACAATCGTGAAAAACACTAATGGAAAGGGGTTGACAGTGCCGATAACTAGGGTATACTGATAGCATCACACGACAAGACGCTGGTTGATCGC